ACCAATAGGTAAGCATCACCAACCAAAACCAGGTCCGTGACCAGTTGCCGGCGCATCAGGATCCCTGACATCCGGCTGGTGGGCTGGTCCAACAGGTCTAGCACCGGGTGGTCATCGATGGGCTCAGCGGCTTTGCCGCGGCCCTGGGTCACCCTGATGGGCAGCATAGATAGGTCATCGGCCACGGCTGACACGCTGGCCTGTACCCATGGGAAGGCAGCGAGGGCGCTCATGCTGTTGATGGCTGACATGCCTGGCGTGCGCGCGCGGCCGTCTGCGAAGTCGGCCCCGGCTACGTGGCTGGTGCCTCCATCCGGGCGCACTTCTACCAGCTTCAACGCGCGGAGAACGCGGGCCACCCACGTCTCCCGGAGCACCAGTGAGGAGTCAGCCACGTTCCGAGGGTAGCGCAGTCGGACTATATGGGCAAGCCATACAATCGGATCCGCATTGCCAGCGGCTACCCTACAGCAAAGGTGCCGCTCGTCCCTAGCTTGGTCACCAGGTAGCGTAGAGCATCGAGCAGGTGGTCGGCCTGGCGTGGCTTGGGCTGGTCCCTGGCCTCACCACCGCCGCGCTCATCCCAGACATAGCTCTCCACCTCTCGGATGAAGTGGGAGCAGGTGGCGAACACCTGAAGCCCTGGGTGCCCCTCCACATCAGGGGCCAGGCGCTCAGCGATCGAGTTGATGCCACGGGCCACCGAGCCCTTGCCCTTCTTAGCTGCGGCGTTGGCCAGCCCATGGTCCCGCGCCAGGGCCAGCCGTGCACCCCGGTCCTCAGGATCGCACACGATCCACTCTGGCTGTCCCCACTTGGCTATCAGTGCGTGGATGGCCTTGGCATGCTCACTGAGCGTGGCCTGGGCTCGGTAGTGCTCATCGACCAGATACAGCACGTCCCGCTTGGGGTCCAAGGCGCAGACCACCACGGCCGTGGGGGCGCGTGTACCCCAGTCAACGCCCAGATAGATCGGCCAGTCCTCTGGGATCGGGTGGGGTTCGATGACGTGCAGGTGCCTGGCCCAGTCCTGATAGACACGGCCCTCCAGGGTGGTCCACTCACCACGGGCACGCGCGGCGCGCTCGTGTGGTCCGTACTGCCTGAGCAGGCGAGCCAGGGCACCCGGTGGGAGGTGGGGGTTGTCCTCCCCGTGGATGTAGTGCACCCGCACCTCATCAGAGGGCTGAGCTATCCAGCGGTCATGCAGCCAGGTCATCCCCCGCAGTGGTGTCATGCTGAACAGCATCCGCCCCTGCCGGTCCACCAGGCGCATCAGGCACTCGTTGACCACGCCCTGATCGCCGGGCTCCTCGTCGAACCAGCACAGGTCCACGGCGCTGCCCTGGAAGCTCTCGCGACCAGCCGCCACGCTGAGGAATATCACCCTGCCGCCGCCAGGTATCTGGACCTCCGCGCGCCCGTAGCCCTCCCGGTTGCGCCACTTGCTACCCGTCGGCAGGTACTCAGCGATGGCGGGGCGCATGTACTCCCGCCCATCTGGCGAGTCCAGGGCGATGGCCCACACGGTCGCGGGCCGGTCGGGTAGCACCTCTGGGCTGATGTCGTTGATCCGGCACCAGCGCGCGGCGTCTGGGTGGTTCCTGCCCATCGCATAGGCCACGCTGAACATCGCTGATCCGCGTGTCTTGCCTGCCCGGTTGCCTCCGCACACCACGGTCACCAGCGGGCCAAGCTGCTGGAAGGCGCGGCGCTGTGACGTGCGCGGCAGGGGCTGATCCCATAGCCGGGCATAGGCCAGGGGGTGGTCCTTGCGGTGCTGCTGTAGGCTCTGAAGCTGACCAAGCAGAGGAGCCAGGGCGGCGGCGGTGGTCACTCCAGCGCACCGGGTCCGGGGTCTTGATCGTGCTGCTTGGCCCAGCGGGTCCAGCGGCGACGGATCACGTCGCAGTATCGCGGGTCCAACTCTATCAGGCGGGCACGGCGTCCGGTCATGGCGCACGCGATCAGCGTGGTTCCGCTGCCGCCGAAGGGGTCCACGACGATCGCGTTGGTCTTGAACGTCAGGCGCTCCACCATCCAAACCCACAACTTGACTGGCTTCGGGCATGGGTGGTCAACGTCTGCTGCTGATTCGGTGTGTACCAATGAATCAGGCCGACACCCGTTCCCGGTGGCCAATGAAGGATCACCCCCGTAGCATAGAATTGGCTGCCAGCAGCAGAACCCCCATGGCCCACGACCGACCCCCGCAGGGGTGAACCATGCCATGGTCCACGTTGGCGCAGGGTATGTCCTGGCGTTTCCATTCCCAGGCGTAAACACGACAACAGGCGCACGATCACGGGCCTCGGGCAGCCACCTGGCAGCGAGGTCGCGCAGGTTCTCGGCCGTGTCTTGATAAGTCTCATAGTTGTTCTTTGTGCTCTCGGTGTCTCCAAGCCCATAGGGCGGGTCTGTTAGCACAACGTCAGAAGCATCATCAGTCACCACAGCATCCCACACCGCCGGGTCTGTGCAGTCACCGCACGCCAGCCGGTGCGGACCCAGTTCGTAGACCTCTCCAGGCTTGCTGTGGACCTCCTCCTGAAGCTCTGGAACGTCGTCCTCGCTGCCGTCTGGTTCGATGGGCGGTGGTGCCGTCAGGGCGTCCAGTTCCTCAGTGCTCCACCCCAGCCCATCCAGGTCCACCCCATCGGCGTCAAGCTCCCGCAGGATGTCCTCAAGGCCACCAGTCCAATCGGCAAGCTCCCCCAGCCGGTTGTCAGCCAGGGCCAGGAGCTTTGCATCCGCCGGGTCCAGGTCCATCACCCGGACGGGTACGCGGTCCAGTCCCAGGCTCTGGGCTGCCTTGTGCCTGGTGTGACCGGCCACGATCTCCAGCCCTCCCCCGTCGATGGGGCGGGCGATGATGGGCGAGGCAAACCCGAACCGCTTGATGCTCTTGGCCACCTCCGGCACGGCGTGCTCGTTGTCGCGCGGGTTGTCTTCCCACGGCGTCAGGCTCTCGATAGGTAGCCATTCAGCGGCGGCCTCTGTTGTATCATCCTGCTTTCGCATGCTGTCCTCTATTCTTGGTTGGTTGTGGCACCGCGTCCAGGGCGCGGCGTCCGGTCGGGGTAGGTCTGAGCCTGGCACCGTAGGCCATCAGCCCCCGCTGCTGGAGCCCATACACGGCATCCCGAACGCGGGTCCAGGGCTCGTCCAGGTCATCAGCCATCGACTTGACCGACCACTCACCTGGATCCGATGCGGCCCAGACCAGCACCCGCCATCGAAGGGTCCCGCGTTTGAGCATGGGCGGTGCGATCATGCTGCACCCTCGCCTGTCTCGATGACCTGCACCCCATGAGCGAACAGCGCCCCCAGGTGATGCCGGATCCTGGCCTCTGCGATCTGGATGTACTCGGGCTCACGCTCGATGCCGATAAAGTCAAAGCCCTCAAGCATGGCGGCTGCGCCCGTGGTGCCTGAGCCCATGAAGGGATCAAGGATGACCGAGCCCCGCTGGCCGCCTACCAGCTTGCACAGCCACCGCATGACCCCTAGCGGCTTGACCGTGGGGTGGTGGTTCTTCACCCGGTCAGCGGTGCGCCCTGCTCCGGCTCGGGGGCTGTCAAGCCCTGCGGTGCCCTCGGTGCGATCTGTGGCCTCTGCACCCGTGCGGCCTGGTAGCCGCTCGCACCCTGCCTCACGTTCTGCCCTCGATGGCTTGGGGCATGCATACAGGTTGGCGGGCCATCGGCCTAGGTCGTGGGGGCTGGACACGATCCCCGTCCCGATAGCGTTGATGCCCTCGCGGCCGGCTGTCCCTGCACCGTTGCCACTGTAGTCAGCCGGGACGGGCTCACTAGGCCCAGGCCACGCCGGATCCCCATAGGCATACCTGCACCCGTCGATGTTGAGCGCCCCGGTCCCGTGCTCCAGGACGTTAGTGGCCACTGTCCCCCCTAGGGGCTTGCGTGCCAGTATGGCGGGCTCATGGGCAGGCTTGAGACCGGTGCCCAGCCCGCCTGGAAGATTCAAGGATTTTGGGAACCCTTGCCACTGCACCCAGGCGATAGAGTCTCTGATCTCGAACCCTGCATCCTCGATGGCACAGGCCAGCCGGTGGACCGTGCGAGTACCACCAAAGGCGACCAGATGCCCGCCGGGCTTGAGCACCCGCAGACACGCGCGGGCCCACTCCACCCCAGGCACAGCACCGTCCCAGGCTTTACCCATGAACCCGCCACGGGCGCGGCCCTCCTCGATGTCATCCCATGTGCGCGCCTTGCCGTCAGGGCTCAGCCCATAGGGTGGATCGCAGACGATAGCGTCCACGCTCTCAGGCTCCATCGAGGCCAGGACCGCCAGGCAGTCCCCACGGTACAGGGTGGCGCTACTCATCAGGCACCACATCGAGCACCGGCAGTTCCAGCGCTGGCGCATCCACTCCCAGCACCTCACAGAGCATGGGCACGGCCTCCAGTAGCTGCCGGGCTACCTGGTCCGGGTCTGCCTCTGCCTGGACCCTGGCGTCTATCTGGAGCCTCTGTGGGGCATCGAAGCCCTCGACCCTGGCCTCCATACTCAGCAGCTTAGCGATGGTGATGCTGTGCCCGTCCTTCTGAGCCTGGCGGTAGGTCTGGTCCAGGCGCTGGCGCCAATGCGCGTGCCGGTCCTCCAGGGTTAGCTCGGACTCCATCTGTGCCCATTGCCGGCGTACCCATGCGGCGTCCTTCCGGATCTGGGCTGTGCTGATGCCGTACCGCTCAGCCAGTTGAGCTTGGACCCGTAGCGACCACTCCCCCGCAACCAGGGCAGCCTCTACCACGTGCCGGCGCTCGTCTACCTGCTCAGCCGTGCCGCGCTTGCCTGCCATTCTGTCCCCGTGTGCGTGTGAGCATATTATGTGCTCAGTCGCTCCCCGTCAATCATAGAGCGGCCAGGTACCGCCTGCATTGCTTACACGTCACCCGGTCAGGTATGGCGGTCCGGTCCAGGTGAACCCATCGAGCGCACGCGGTGCGCCAGTGGCCGCCGTTGCTGGTTTGCTTGCGCTGGTCTCCCGGTGTCCAGTGGGTGATCACCCGTCCCCCTTGAGTCCGTAATTGTCACGGGCCCAGCCATCCCCGGCCAGGTGGAATGCCCCCGCGCTGATCTGCCTGGTCATCGCTTCGGTGCATGTCTCGCAGACTGGCGCGGGGTCGCTGTGCTTCTGGAGCACCTCCACCCGGTGGCCGCATGCCTCGCATTGGTATTCATAAAGTGGCATTATTCCTCCTCCCGGCGCCGTATCCGCTCAGCGTGTATACGTATCAGGGCCCGCATACGCCGACGGAAGAACACCCGATCGTTCCAGTAGCCCTTGGTGCTGTGGTGGGTTGCCTTGGCATACTCCAGCAACAGGTCATCATCTGGCTCCTGTGGTGGTTGGGGTGGCGG